GCAAGAATCTATAAAAACTGCGGTTTAACATTTATATATGGTTCCTTTGGGTAGAAGATCTTCTAACAAGTTGAGGTCGATAAGGTTCAGGCTGTTTTTGTTTCTCATAACGTTCTTTCTCTTCTTTCAACAGCTGTTGCACTTGTTTAGTTAGAGTAGTAACTTGAGATGCTAAAGGATCTATATATGAAGCAGACCCATTTAAATAACATATTGTTGCCCTAGCCCTATCTACAGAGGTAGCAGATGAAAATAAAACTTGTATTCCCTTCTCCATTCCTACTGCTACACCCGAGGAAAAAAGTAAAATCGAGTAAACCCATGCTGTCCCTCCATTAGATGCAGACTCTATAGCAGATGTATCCGTCCAATCAACTATGGCGGCATATCCACCATACAATCCAACAAGCAACCCGGCGAGATCAACACCTGTAAAACTAAGGGTTACTGACCAAAAACCTTCGGGTATTGAAAGCCAACTGTTAGTATCAGCAATGTAACGAACTGATGTGTTTGCATAAACTTGTTCCTTTTCTCCTATCGCATTATCAAAAGAACGCCCGAGATAAGCGACTGCATTGCCAAAAGGCAATGCTGCTGTTTGGCCCGTACCGAGTGAATCTACCGCGGTATAGGTGCCAGATGGCATTGATGATATCTCGGCCACTAAAAATTCTATTTCATAGACTATTTCAAGTAAGCCAACATCTACATTTGCACTTGAATCTTCAGTTGATAGTAGAGTAAAAACTCCTTGAGTTGTTAAACGAGCTTCATGGCCACGTCGATCAACATAATAGAGTTCATGGGGTTCATCTTGCCCGGAAAACAACCATACGTGCTTACCCCACACATCGACAGTTGCTGCCGATGCATGTGACGATGCAACATCTATAGCAGATTCCAGGGTTAATGGATTATCCAAACTATCAACATCCCACTCAAAATATCCAGTTAAAGCCCCTGTCGTTGTAGCCGGGCATGTTGGCGTATAGACTATGGCAATACGACGAAATCTGTACTTTTCAAAATTAGCCATGCGAGAAAGCCATGATGTTAATCCTGGTTCTAGATCAAACCTACATAACACATTTCCCGATAAAGTGCCATCAGTTAAACTAACTTTCGTTAGTAATCCCTTATGGCATAAACAAACACGCTCCCCCTCTGACCAGAACCGGGGGTATCCACCTGTTAGCAAATTTAAACTTTGTGAAATATTCGCTTGTCCATTGCCTGAAGTTGGAACCTTAAGTATTTTTGTATGTGTAGAAGAGTGTAAAGATACTGAAGCTTCTGAGAGATATGGAATTATATTCGGTATAAATCGCACAGCTTTACCCAGATACTTTTTAACAGTATCAAACATAATACCCCACTCAGATCGTTTTCGTGATCCTTTTGGTGTGGCTCTTATGCCTTTCACCCCTCGTTTCTTTAAGGGGGCTAACCGCTTAGCCCCACCAGAAAATCTGGATTTTAAATTTAAAGATACTGCCTTAGAGGACTTACGTAATTGTTTATTAGTTTTGCGCTTTTGCATTATATTTTTAAAGCCCACCCTGAATACCTAGGTTATTTGCAAGAAGCTCAAAACGTGTAGGGCACCGAAGATTAAATTTTTGTGCAAATTCATATGTATAAGTGTAAAGTGAAGTAAAAATACTATGATGTAAAAATAAGTTACAGAAGTTGAGCAATCTGTCAAACTTCTCTTGTAACGTCAAGTCACGCGGTACAACCACTATGGAGGTTAAAACCCTCTGACGCAGTGGTACTTGGCAATACCAGTCTTGATTAAAGTATTCCCGTTTGATAACTTTTGATCCTAGAAATTCAATTTCTAGGATATTACGAGTTATTGTTAACGTTTTTAAAACCATGCCAGAATTATTCCAGGCGTAATGCCAAACATCCGGACTTTCAAGCTCACCACAATTAGTTGAAACTATCCAGTCATCAGAATATATGGATATTTCTGATTCTCGAACGTAACTTAACCACGTGTCACCAAATACATTAAAGAACACTGTATATATAAGAAATAAATATGCAATAGTATTATCTATTGTAATATTATTTGACCCGGAAATTGCCAAGTTAGGAAACGTGATAACTTGCCCATTTATTAATACGATCCTAGGATTTATAAGCCGCTCACACTCTACATCTATATCAAATAGAATTGTACCACCTTTTACGGCCATTTTAAGGCACTTGCTACGTATATCATACACAGGTTGCATATAGGCGTTATTAAGGTCTTGAGTTAAACTATCACCTGTTACATGAATAGTAAAACAAACATGCTTGCTAATCAAGTCATGCCACTCCCCATTTTTTGAGGAAATTCCAATAACAACACCATATGGCTTCATCCGCTCACAGAACTTTTTATTCTGATCTTCGAACAGTTTTTTCTGCTTAATAATAAGATGAAAACATGTCACAAAGATTATTCTTGGACCTTTAACAAGGATCACTTTTTCATCTAAAAGTTCATTAGTTTTGGGTGAAGCTGTAGTATAATAATGTAACTCAGGAGTATCTTGAAAAAAATCGACACATCGCAATAATTCACTTTTCTTCTTACCACGAAAGGGAAGCCCTGCTGAGCTATCAAGCGGCAAAGAAAACTCATCAATGTCCAATATTCTATTATCGCACCAAACTTCATATAGAATGGAACTTACAATATTGTACACTGGTGATGGTATATAAGGGACATTAACTTCATGGTCACCCCGTCTAATTCTTCTATAATAAGATGAAAAATTAATAGTAGGGAACTTATAATGTAAAGTTATATTATGTCCCGCAGATACAAGGAAATTTTTTAATGCTATGTCTATCTTCGGCCGTACAACTTCTCTTGATGAAGTCGCCACGATTTTATTTAAAAACCCAACCGTTTGTATATAATTAAACTGCATTATTTTAATGCCTTCTGATGGACTCGCGGTTAGGGTAAAAAACTGATCCTGCAGGACATCTACCCACTGATGCCTGCAGGACGCAGAAAAAATTGTTGCACTTCTTTAGGAAAGAATTTTCTTAATATTGCATAATTACCTAACATAGTATTACCCCCTGCATGCATTCCTACATAATGACCATTTTTATCAATTACAGCAGCTCCAGACCACCCAGAATGAGTTGTGGCACTATACCTCAACTTTTCAGGCTGTGTAGCAATATCTGATATCAATATAGTCCCTATCGATAACTGCGTCTTACGAACTGACGTTGGCGCATATAGCGATATTGGACTTTGAGGTTCATTAGTACTACTCAACTGGGGCAAACTAACATGTCGGTCTATTATAGCATAAGAAAAATCGTGGCTGGCATTCGTAAACGGTATACACTGTGTCCAATTAGGTAATTTCTTACGTTTACAAATAACAGATAAATACCACTGTCCATCCTTATTAACTAATCTACAAGAAATATTATTGATAGAAGGAACTATTACATCGCCCAAATTTTTGCTTGATAAAGCATTCAAAACATGGGTTGGCAGATAAAATAGTGACTTATTTTCAGCGGCAGATTTAGTGCACACTGTTAATATACCCAATCTAACTTCATTGTAGATAATAGGTATAAAGTTTTTGCACGGTGTATTTACAACTATTATATGCGTATTAGGAAGACGCACTTCTTTTTTATCTTTTATTATTTGTTTTTTAAGAGATTCATTTTGTTCACGCAACATAATATTAGCTTGTTTTTGGTTAACGATCTTAGCCTCTAGTGCTAATGATTCATCCCTCGCTTTTAACATTTTACGCTGGGATGTTATAGTATCATTAACAGCTTTTTCAAGCGTTGAAGGAAGAATTCTATTCTTCTGCAAATCCAAATTAATAGCCTCTTGTCTAGCTATTTCTCGTTTTTGCTTATTAACTAAATCTTTCAACCTATCAATTTGCTTAGATCTATTATCTACACTTTTATTATGTTTTTTGTGAAACTCAATAATGGCATCAACATTCGCCTCATAATCATCGCAAAATTCTTCGTCCCTAACAAGATCAATCAACCTGTCTCGTAGGATATCGCTATCATCATGCCCATCACGATCACCACATCCATCGTAACCAACAACCTCATGAATAACAAACGAGGCTCCGAGGTTTTCAGGTAACCGATGAAAATTGTGATTTTTTATTGCGGCATTAGCATAGGAACTGACGGTAACCACATCATATAGATCGATATCGTCTTCTTCTTCTACAGCTCGCTCTATCCTATGCAGACATTTCTTGTATTCACTATAATCATTAGTGATTTTCTCGTATTTCTTGAAAGAATTATCTACTACAGTAGTAGCATTATATTCTTCCGTAGGGACAATTTTACCATCAGAATCACGTTGGCGCGTTGCATGCACAATCTTCTTTATATCACCAATTTGTCTACTCCTTTTAATATGGCGTTTTTTTAAATACGGATTATTCATCCATTTTGGCCTTTTACGAGGCCATGGCCCGCCTTCAGGAGTATCTTTTTGACGATTATTTAATTTCTCATGAGGCATGCGAGACTTATATCCACGCACTAACGACCTAATCATAAGATAAAAAACATATGAACCAAATAATAAAATAGTAGTACTACCTAAAATCTCAAATTGATGAGATAGGAACAATTTACTAAAATACGAATACCAATACGGGACGTCAACCAAAGATTGGTCTTCATCCGCCTCCTCAACAATTGAACTAAGGATATCTTTAGCTAACTTCTTTTGCTCGTTTGATAAACGAGGTTTTTTGACTTCAACTTCAATACCCACGTCCAACGGGTCCAAAACTATTTCATTATCCAATTCCTCTATATGAGATGGCGATTCTTCAGAACACACCTTTCTTAATCCACATGCAGAGGACTCAGATGCTTCCTGTTGCACATTTAAAACTGCAGCTTTCCTACGTGAGGCATATTGCTGCTTCATTTCTTCCTGAAATTTCTCTTGCTCGGCTCTAGTCTTGTTTGTACCAACCTCGAGCAACTCTTCTGCTTCCATTTCTGATAAAATTTTTTGACTAGTTGCCATCCTGTAAATAGACGTAATAATCATTCTAAAAGTATCTCCTAGATGTGAAATATACCCCATATTTACAAATTTTAATTCATGGAACAACTTCAACAAAGCAGTTACTGCAGACAAACCGCATATAGCGACTTGTACTCTAGCATAAAACGCGCGTGCTTTATTTTTCAGAGTGGAATTGAAGAATTTTAAGAAATAATAAGTAAGAATAGCTAATAAAATAGCCAGAAAAACATAAAGGGAGGTTTTCCTCACCTTTTGTTTGAAATATAAGTACCCGTGACTTATCCAAGTTATAACTGCAACCCCCATTATTAGAAAAGGATTTATTATAAATGATCCCATAACTAACATAACTGAGGCTACAAATGTGGTTATAAGCGCACCAAATAAAGTTAATTTAGACGCTAACCAAATCCGATAATCCATACTCCGAAGGCTGTGTATTAATACAACAAACCTGGAGTCTATAAAAT